AAATGGCTGTATAAACGTCCATGCCTGTAATTATTTACAGATAGGAGTTTACAAAGGTTACAAAACGGCATAATCTCGCTCTAACGATGTGAAATAACGCCTCAAGACAAATGAAGAGAAAAATAGCAATGTAAATTATCAGACAGTTTCTCTACATAATACAAAAAAGCCGGTTGGAAACTCCCGGCTTTTTTGTGCCTTTTTATCCGGTTTGCTCCCCTTGGTAAACCAGCCCCCTGAAAAAGCCCTGGCCTAATAAGCTGGGGCTTTTTACTTTATGGATATTGCGCTAGAGCGAATTGCATTATTACCAAGCTGTACTTTGGGCCGAATTATTATCGGCTGCGAAACATTTTACACGATTGAGCGGCCTTGGATAAACAACACGCCTTGGATTTCCTGCATCCCTAGCGGCTCATATATCTGCAAAAGGTACTCTTCGGACAAATACCGGAAAACATACGAAATCACTAACGTTCCCGGCAGAACACATATTTTATTCCATAGCGCCAATTACGCCAACGAAGTTGCTGGATGTATAGCGCTTGGTACTAGCCTGTATTACAACGCAGAGCGTGGAAATTTGGCTTACGCGATAACGCAGGGAGAAACCTGTTTGGGTGTCAGAGATTCGCGTACAGCGGTAAGGCGGTTTTTGGCGTTGGTAGGTAATGCTAACGAATTCAACATAAACATAACTAATCTTGAGGCGCGACTATGAGCCCATTACTTATTCCACTTATTGGCCCGATTATCAACGGTATTATTTCGCTAATTACTAAGCCTAAAAACTTCGTAAAAGAAACAGTAAAGACAAAAACAACCGGGGTCGGCGTTCTTGTTGCTGGTGGTGCTTTAACTGCCGCACAAACAGAAGAGCAAGCGGTTACAGCCATTGTTGGCGGCGTTCTTTCTATCGCGCTCATGCTCTACAAAAAACACAAAGCGGAAGAGTGAAGGCGCTAAAAGTCGCTAAAACTGCGGTTATAAATACCGTGATAACTGTCCTTGTTTTGTCGGCGTTTTGCTTGTTCGCGCCGTTTGCCGTCAATATTTACCTGATAGTTAAAATGGGGAAATTGCAATGAAAGGAGTCGAGGCAATGGAGGACGAGCTTTTTAAGATTGCTAACCAGGTCACTGCTACAGGAACGGCGGGCGGTGGCGCGTTCACTGCTGCTAGTGGTTATTCCATGTCGGAGGTCGGCATATTTGTTGGCATAGGCTTAACCGTTATTTTTGGCTCTTTGAATCTCTTTATAAATTACTACTTCAAACTGAAACACTATCAACTAGCATGCAATGGCGAAAAGGCATCATCTAAATAATGAAAATCAAAAACATATTTATTAGTTTATTCGCGTTAATACTGTTCGGTTGCTCGGTATCGTATGCGCTAGTGTTGCCGGTTGGCGCAACTCATATGCCTACGGTTAGTTGTCTGGGCGGTCGCTCGGCGGTTGGGGAATGTCCAGAAGGCCAGGAATTGCCACCACCTCAAGCGCCATATTTGGCATTTACTGATTTGATTACTGGCCCCGACACTGGAATCGGTGACGGTAACGGAAGCGGCGTTATTGTTACTGCGTGGGGGCATAATTTAGGATCGACAAAAGGCAGCTCGACAATAGAGTATTGTGACAGCTTGGCTGCTTGTCGGGCTGGGCATGTTTACTATTGGAAAAATGCAGACGGCGTTTTGCCATCCGGCCCAGCAAATCTTTACGAGTCACACGGAATGCATGAGGTTGCTTTTAGCATTCCTGATTCTGCGTTAGGTGCGGGTACGATCAAGATAACGACGAGTGAGGGTAATACCTCTTTGCCGTTCACGGTTCGGGCGGGGGATATTTATCATGTTATGTCTTCGGGTAATGATTCTACTGGGGACGGCTCTTTTGCTACTCCATGGTTAACCATAGGGGAAGCAGATAGCACAATTAATGCTGGCTCAACCTTGTACGTTCACAATGTAACTACCGGGGATGAAAATACTACGCAGGTTATTTATAACAACAGAGCGGAGGCAATGAGCACACTAGCGGCGCAATTCTCATATGTTGCATATCCTAATGCCCGTCCAGAATCTATCGGAGAGCGTGGGTTTTCTGTATACGCAGGCGGTACGGATAATACCAGAGGTTTTGTATTCTCTAAGTTTTCAGTCTACGCGGCAGAAGCAGACGAAGATGCTGATGGGCAACCGATAAACGTAAGGGCTAATGTATCTTTCGGTATTGAAGGTAGCGCAGATGGGAGAGCCATAGGTAATTTTGTAACTGATTGGCACCCGGGCGATGCTACTGGCGCTTGTCCAGATGCGCAGCAGGCCGCTATTACTGCGGGCGCTCAAAGCACGGACAGGGTGTCAAACTTTAAGATGCTGGGTAATCACATTAAAGATTACGGGTGTGATGGAACAACAAAATTTCAACACACAACGTATTTTACAATAAGAAGCGGTGAAACTAATCGACAGCTAGTTGCGCCAGAGATGGGGTGGAATTATCTACAGGATAACAAAGCTATATCAGGGCTCCATTACTTTGATGAGAATTCAACGGGCGAAGAGTGCGGGCAGTTTACAAGCGTGTATAAAGTTCATGACAATGTTGTTATAAATCAATCGGGAGCAGCTATATCCAATGGGGGTAACTGTCCTGTCAATACACAATTCGAGTACTATAACAACGTAGCTATCAACTCAGGGCTAAAAGCTGATTTTAATGACGCTGATTCGTCTGTGGGCTCATCAATATTTGAGGCTTTCCACTTCTCATCGGGGCATTCTGGGTTTGCCCCCACCATTAACATTTTTAATAACACATTCTACAAATGGAACAGCGGCAACTTAACAGGGCAGCTTGATTCCTGCCTTGGTTTTGCTGCCTCTGATTCTAACAACGCGTTAACAGTTAATTGGAATGATAATATCTGTGCTACAGATGCGGACAAGTCATTTATGTTAGCTAATTACCAGGGGCAAGGGGTTTTAGCTAGAGTATTTGGGTCAGGTAACTTGTGGTTTTCTACTGCTGAGACAGTTGTACCGCCAGCGTTCGACTCAGCCCCTATCATAACCGACCCGCTTCTAACTATTACGGGGTCTAAAGTGGCGGTAGGTAATGAATCACCACTGTTAAACAAAAGCTCAACATCCTTAGCGCGTGACATATATGGAATGCTAAGAAGCTCCCAAAAATCTGTGGGAGCGGTGCAATAATGGCTGGAATAGTAGAAACTCCAAGTAGATATGACTCAGGTGGGGCAGGTGTTACGTTAGGCGGGCCAGGAGCTGAGAAGCTTTTAGTTATTATACCTATATCCAGGTCAAATAGTTTTGAGACGTCACTTACCGTAGACGTAGGCGGCGTTGCAGCGGTAGAACATGATTCCTTTATAAATCTTAAATCTTCGAAGAAAACGCAGTCAGGTATATTTTATATCTTAGGCGCTAACATCCCGTCGGGCTCAACTGTAATAACAAATACCTGGGATGGTGTTGAGGATAACAGTCAAGGCATCATATTTGAAATAGATGTCGCAAATCAATCCGGCCCATTAAGTGCTGCAAGTATAGTCCTATCTACTGTAACAGAAGCGTCCCCCGCTTCCCTTGCTGCCACACTGGCGGGGCAGTCAGGTAAGTTAGGTATTGCTTTTGGTATGATGGCTGAAAACTCCTATATGAATGATGGGGGATTCATTACAAGTACAGAGGGGCACCCCCTCATAGCTAAGACAAAAGAAGTAGGTGTAAACACTTATGCCAAATTAGCAGTGTACTCCGATGCATCTATTGCAACGGATAGCGAGACATACACCTTTAGTCATAGTTTGCGCGGCGGAGCTTTAGACGTAGAAAGTATGATTGTCGGTGCTTTCGCAGTTAATCCCCCGGTTGTAAATATACCTCCCGTGCTTGATACGCCGAATAATGACATTTCAGTTGGCACTGATTCAACTGACGCAATTGATATTGCGCCTGGGTTCAGTGATGCAAACAGTGACACGCTCACCTTCTCTGTAGCTCCTGCGTTCCCTTCTGGTGTGGTATTGACTAGCGCTGGTTTAATCACTCTTCCAGGCCCGCTATCTGTATATGCAGCTACTGATCATACAATAACGGCTGATGACGGTAAGGGCGGAACAATAACAGACGTTATTTCGTTTGAGATTACGCCCCCCGTTTTTAGTGTTGGCGTTGTGTCGAATTCAGCTCCTAGGGCTGGTGAATCGTTTACAGTTGCTATAACTAACCCGGCTGCGACGGTAACGGCTTCCGCACCTTCCGGCGTGCTGGCAATCGACAGCCAAACATCAACAGAATTAACGTTTACTACGCCGCACCCAATGGCGCACGGTGATAAGTCGCTTAATTTTGAAAGTGCCATAACGATCACGGTTGCTGACGGTACAACCGTTCGAACGTTTGACATTCAGATTCAAGTAGAAACCGGGTATGTGTTTGGAGCTATTACCGCGCCTAGCCCTTTAGGGTTTTACAAAGATGATGGCCCCGGTGTTGCAGATCCGTCGTGGCTGACAATCATGACTGGGCTTTCGGTGTATGGGCAATCGCTAACGGGTGATTTTTTGCCTGAACTGTCAACGGGTCGGGGAACGAATACCTTATTATCAACCTTTAGATATGCCCTGTATGACGGCGTATGGTCGCCGTTTTCAACTGAGACCTTTAACGCCCGGGTGAATCAAGCACCGACTGTAACCGCCCCCGACAACGTTACGATTGAGTTTGCAAATGGCTCAAGCGGCCTAGCAAAGAATGACGCGACACTTGTTGCGCTTATTGATGCCGCCACTGTAAGCGACGATGTGGACACGCTAACGCTGAATGATGTGCTGTCTGGTTTGGCTGATCCAATACCGGCTGGAGTTTACACGCTCACATTTACGGCGACCGATTCTGGCGGATTATCTGACAGTGACACAATGCAGCTTACTGTTGTTGAAGCGACAAGTTCTGCATTAACAAAGAAAGCAAAGATTACTGGTTTTGAAAGTGTGGCGGGCGATTTGGTAACGCATCTATTTGAGTATTACGTTCTAAGTGATTCTGATTTATACCCAACAATGTGGGCGGGTGGCACATTCAATGCTGTTGATAGAGGTGAAAACTTTCAAATGACTGCGGGCGGGGGCGAGGTGTTAGCGCCTAACTCTGCGGTGTCAGGTAGTTATAAATTGATCGCATATGACACAGACGAAACGTTTGTTATTCACGCTGACGTTACGATTGTAGAGGAATAATCATGACTGGCTTAGTGCGTAACATGACATTAAAGCAGGTTGCTGGATGGTTGCCTTCTTTAGTTGTCGTTAATAATCCGCCAATATTCACAAGCGCAGAAGTATTAGCGCCGGTCAATGGTAGTTATGATTATGAGCCTATAGCAACGGACGCTGATGGTGATGCTGTAACTATTACGGCCACTACATTGCCTGTATGGCTAACGTTTAACGGCTCACGCCTTACCGGCAGTTCTGTAGAGGTAATAGCAGGTAATTACGATGTTGTGTTGCGTGCGAGTGATGGAGCGCTAAGTGTTGAGCAGGCATTCACTATTGTTATTAGTGCGGCAGCCTCAAGTGATGCCGCCCCTTATGGACGGTGTGTTGCTATTGGTGACAGTGGCAAGACGTTTGAAATAGATCCGTCTGATCTATCTGATTACTGGTTGTTGTGGGGCGACAAGCTCGGGACAGATCAAATTAACAGCCTGACGGTTGACGCTACAGATGGACTAACAGTGTCAGGCGCTGAAGTGTTAATCGGTAGCGTTGTTGATGACCAAGGCAATGCGCATCTATCTAGCAGCGTTGTCTCGCTGTGGTTGTCGGGCGGCGTTGCTGGTGTTGCCTATCAAGTTACCGTGACCATTGAAACGGTTGGCGGTAGGCGTTGGCAGAGGTCATTCAATGTTCTTTGTATCGAGCTGTAATGGCGCGTAGTTCGCTTAGGCCATGCAGAAAGTCAACGTGCAGGGCTCTTGCTCGTGATCGTTATTGCGAGAACCACCAGGGCGAGATTGGCAAGCAGAGAGCAGAGCAAGATAAGAAGCGCGGCTCATCAACACAGAGGGGCTACGGTAGTAAGTGGCAGCGCGCCAGAGGGTGGTTCCTTAAATCAAATCCGTTGTGTGTGCGTTGCGAGAAAGACAACAGAGTAACGATAGCAATCATTGTTGATCACATCATCCCGCACAAAGGGAATATGAGGCTGTTCTGGGATCGTTTGAACTGGCAGCCCCTGTGCAAACGTTGCCATGACATCAAGACGGCGACAGAGGACGGTGGGTTTGGCCGGGCTAGCGGGTCAAAGCAAGAGGGGGAGGGGGGGTAAAATTCCCTACAGCCCTAACGAATCTAGACCGTCGCCCAGTGCAATTTACACACCCGCGAATTAGAAATAAAAACTGGAAGCCTGAAAAATGAAGCCTGGGCGTAAACCATTACCCACACAATTACGAATTGTTACCGGAAATGCTGGTAAGCGAAAGCTAAATATTGATGAACCAAAACCATCACAAGAAATCCCGGAACCCGCGCGACACCTGAGCGTTAGAGAAAAGAAGCACTTTGTAGAGATATGTAATTTTCTTGCAGAGATGAAGATACTAGCGACCTCTGACAAGTACACAATCGAGCTAGCGGCACACTACTGGGAGGACTATTTAATCCTCAAAAAACACGTCAAAAAGGATCGATTTCAGGATGCTTTTGATAAAGAGGGCAACAAGACGGTTAAGAGCCATCCAGCCGTTGGCCAAAGGAACGCCTCAGTCAAGATGCTTAATTCACTGCTAGGCGAGCTCGGGCTAACACCAACCGCTAGAACTCGTCTTGTATCAAGTGACAGCGAAGGCGGCGGGGGTGACGACCTTTTAGATTAGGATTTCCATGAATGCAGACTTGATACAGCGTAGCGAGGAGCTGATAGCAATCGCATGGGAGTACGGGCAGGATGTTTTAGACGGAACGATACCGGCTTGCACTCAAGTTAAGCAAGCCGCACAGCGACAGATTGATGATCTTGAGCGAGCGGCAAATGATGATTCGTTTGAGTACTATTTCGATGTGTTGGCCGCAGCAAGGCCAGTTATCTTTGGTGAAGAGCGCTGTTGCCATACTAAGGGCGAGTGGTCTGGAAAGCCTATTATTCTTGAGCCTTGGCAGGTGTTCATTGTTACTACGATCTTTGGGTGGAAGCTTAAAGAAGATGATATGCGGAGGTTTCAAACTGCATACATTGAGGTAGCGCGGAAAAACGGCAAAAGTACAATGTTATCAGTTATAGGTATTTATTTACTTGTAGCGGATGGAGAGCCAGGCTCAGAAGTTTATTGTTGTGCGACCAAGAAAGATCAAGCAAAAATCGTATTCGATGACGCCACTAAAATGATCAAGGCGTCGCCGTTATTGAGGCGTCGAATTGGCACCCATCGCAACAATATACACTACCCAAAAGGTGAGCCGCGTAATAAGTTTGAGCCGCTAGCGTCCGATTCAAACAGCCTTGATGGGCTGAATATTCACGGAGGCATAATTGATGAGCTTCACGCTCACAAAAACCGTGACGTTTGGGATGTAATAGAAACCGGAACAGGTGCCAGGAGACAACCGTTATTATTTGCTATCACTACGGCAGGGGATAATCAGCAGGGCATATGTTACGAGCAACGCACATATGTTACGAAGATACTGAACGGCTCAATGGTTCCAAAGGATGAGTCTTATTTTGGAATCATATACACGCTAGATGATGGCGATGAATGGACAGATAAAGATACCTGGATAAAGTCCAATCCAAACTACGGCGTATCAATTAAACCGAGAGATATAAAACGCCTTGCCATGAAGGCAAAAGAAAGCGTTATGTCGCTTAATAACTTTCTCACTAAGCGGTTAAATGTCTGGTGCAACACTGCCAGGGCTTGGTTGAATATGGATGAATGGAAATCGTGCTCAGGTGACGGCAGAACTTTAGCTGATTTCAAAGGTAAGCGTTGTTTTGTTGGGGTTGATTTAGCTAACAAGATAGACATAGCCGCCGTAGTGCTACTGTTTCCTGAGTTGATCGATGGGAAAACTCACTACCATGTTTTTTGCAAATTCTATTTGCCAGAAGAAGCCATAGAAATCAAAGCCAAATCCATTGGAAATATGTATAGCGCATGGGCTGCCAGCGGTCACCTGACGCTAACCCTTGGGAATGTTATTGATCATGAAATCATAGAAAACGATTTACGCGCCGTCCTTGATGAATTTGATGTTGAAGAGGTCGCCTATGACCCGTGGGGCTCTGTTCAGTTTGCTACGCGAATGGAGGCGGATGGCGCTCCTATGGTCGAGTATGGGCAAACGGTAAAGGGAATGTCTGAGCCAATGAAAGAGCTGGAGGTTCTTGTGAAGTCGAAGCGCCTTCATCATGGCAACAACCCTGTTCTTAACTGGATGGCTTCAAATGTCATCGCGAAGGAAGATAAAAACGAGAATGTTTTTCCTGACAAGGAAAACAAAGATAACAAGATAGACGGCATTATTGCCATTATCACCGGATTGGGTCGCGCCATTTTCTTCGAGGGCGACAACACGGAGCCAGGGGTTATTGTTTTATGAATAAGGTTGTAGCAGCGCTTAGTTCTGATTCCGCCAAACAGTTTTTTCTTGATTTGATCGGTATGGCTGGTCTTGGGTCACTTTGTTTTGGTGCTTTTCAAATATACGAACCAGCGGCCCCAATAGTTGGCGGATTTTTTTTAATGGTGTTTGCTCTCAAGGCTTCTAAATGATTTTTGATACACTGAAAAAAAGCACGGCCATTTCAAGCTCGAGTGACTTGGCAAGCTATTTGGGGTTAGGTTACCAAAGTATGTCTGGTGTTACGGTTACACCAGAAACTGCAATGAAGTACAGTGCGGTATTTTCGTGTATAAAAGTGCTTTCCGAGTCGGTTGGTATGCTGCCCTTGCATTTATACAAGGATGCCGACAAAGGAAGAAAAAAGGCGAAGGATCACAAGTTATATTCGTTGTTGCATGATGAGCCAAACACATACCAAACAGCACAAGAATTTAAAGAGATGCTGGTTGCACATGTTTGTTTGCGTGGAAATTTTTACGCATATATCAATAGAGTGAGGGGCGAAGTTCGCGAGCTTTTGCCGTTCAACCCCGATGCCGTTGCTCCAATTCTGAATGATGATTATGAAGTTGAATACAAAGTTACTTATAAAAACGGAACAAGTGACGTTTTAAAGCAAAAAGACGTGTTTCATATTAAAGGGCTGACGTTGGACGGTTTTACCGGAGTTTCAGTTATTCATTACGCAAAGGATTCTATTGGTCTTGGTCTAGCCACGGAGCGTCATGGTTCAAAGCTGTTTTCTAATGGTGCTCGCCCTGGTGGGATTCTCTCTACTGATCAAAAGTTACAGCCTGATCAAGTGGAGAGGATTCGGGACAACTGGAACGATACACAGGGCGGTCTAGAGAACGCTCACAGAACAGCAATTTTAGAAGGTGGTCTAAAGTGGGCAGCTATCGGCATGACGTCTGAAGATTCCCAATTTTTGGAAACGCGAAAGTATCAGCGGTCAGAGGTTGCGGGAATGTTTCGCGTCCCACCACACATGATTGGAGATTTGGAGCGCTCAACGAATAACAACATTGAGCATCAAGGCCAGGAGTTTGTTACGTATTCGCTGATGCCTTATCTAACGCGTATTGAACAGCGCGTCCGTAAAAGTTTGCTAAACACAAAAGAAAAGAAAGAGTACTTCGCAAAATTTAATGTTTCAGCGCTAGTTCGTGGTGATATGAAAACGCGAATTGCGTGGTACGGAGGAATGATAAATTGGGGGCTCATGTCGCCAAACGAAGGCCGAGAGCTTGAGGATATGAATCCGAGAGATGGCGGCGACGATTATTTAACGCCAATGAACATGAATGTAAACGGTAAGCCCCAAGAGGAAACCCCTAATGATAAAAAGTAGGTTTGATGTTCCGCTAAAAATCAAATCAGTTACCGAAAGCGGCGAGTTTTCCGGTTATGGCTCAGTGTATGGCGTCGTGGATAGCTATGGCGACGTTGTTATAAAAGGAGCTTTTGAGAAAAACCTGGCTGAATGGAAAGAAAAGGGGCGGCTCCCGTCACTGTTGTGGCAACACAAGATGGATGAGCCCATTGGCATTTACACCAAAATGGAAGAAGACGACCACGGGCTTTATGTCGAAGGCCGATTGCTTGTCGATGATGACCCTTTAGCGAAGCGCGCCCATGCTCACATGAAGGCCGGAAGCCTAACAGGGATGAGCATAGGATATACGCTTCCTAGTGGTGGCTGGGAGTACGATTCCGAGAAAGGGATATTCGTTCTTAGTGAGATTGAATTGTGGGAGCTGTCACTGGTTACCATTCCTTCCAATGATCAGTCGCGAATCGAACAAGTTAAAAATAGATTTGGTGTAGGCGAAACACCAAACCCCAGTTTAGTTGAGCGGCACCTGCGAGACGTAGGGTTTAGCCGACAGCAAGCCAAGGCATTTATGTCTGATGGCTATAAGGCTCTTGATCTGCGCGACGCCGAAAAAGAAAGCCTCGAAGCAATACAAAACTTAATTAAATCCATTAGCGTATAGGTAGAAAATATGTCAGCACTAGAACTAAAAGAAACAATCGAAAAATTGGGTACTGCATTCCACCAATTTAAAGCCGCAAACGATGAGCGCCTAGCACTTGTTGAAAAGGGCCAAAAAGATCCAGTACTTGAGGAGCGTCTAGCAAAAATTGATAAGAACTTATCCCTCATCGATAATCTAAAGGCCCAGTTAGATGCTATCGAGCTTAAGGGTAGCCGACCAGGGCGCACAAGTGACGACGCCGTTGTTGATGAACACAAAGAGGCGTTTAATAAATTCATTCGAAAGGGCGTCGATAACGGGCTAGGCGAATTACAACAAAAAGCGGTAAATGTATCCGCTGATGAGGAGGGCGGTTATGCGGTTCCTGATGTTCTAGATCGTGACATTGAGAAATATGAGCGCGATGCTGTTCCTATGCGTGGCGTGTGTAAAGTCGTGCAAATGTCAGGGGAGAATTACAAGAAAATTATTAACGTCGGTGGCGCTACGTCTGGCTGGGTGGGGGAGTTAGACGCAAGACCAGAAACAGCAACGCCAAAGCTAAAGACTATCTCGCCAAAGTTCGGTGAGCTTTACGCTAACCCCG